TATTTATGGAGTGCCGTTTTCCTTTTCCAATCACACCACATGGCATTAAGTGCCCAAGAATCAGTAAGACTGTGTGGTCCGTTATCTAACAAATCAATTTGCTTTGGTTTAAGTTTTTTTATCTTTTTATATTCTTCTTTCCAAGTCATCAAATAATTCCTTTAATACACAAATAGTGTAATGTTTCTTTAATACTACCAATGTGCTCAGATCCGTAAGAAACTTGTGGATATGTTGCTTCTTTCCCAAATTCAGCACGGAACTGGCGATCACTAAAATCTACATCTAGTAGATACTCATGGTATTCTCCACCCAATGCTTTGAGTAGCATACCAATACGCTCACATTCTTGACTTCCGTTAGAATAAATTACTGCTGTTTCAGTCACGTTGCCTCCAATCCTCAGGTTTATCTTGGTTAAACCAATCTACAATCTCATCAGCACTACCAAACCCAGTGCGATGATTTGATGGGTCAGGATCACCTAGCCCCATCTTATTCATAAAGTCGTCCATACTACCCTCAACCATATCAGGGTTAGCAGCACGTCCTCTTGCTATCTTAAGCATCTCTCTGGCAGAAGTATTTGCCTTGGCAAGTTTCTCTGCCCAGATCATGTCTTCAAGTTTTACTTCTTCCCCATTTGCAATACACTTACAAATGAATTCCAACCGAAGACGATATTGTGTCGAAAGCATTTATTTCTTCTGCCACTTCATAATATTTAGATTATTTTACTAAATCCCTTAATTTTATCAAATTTTATGACAGATTCAAATTTATCGTGCATATCTGTCTTATGAGAAATTACAAAGATGTTTGCATCTTTGATTATAAAACGAATAATTTTTAAAAACTCATCTGTTCCTAAACCATCTAAAGATGAATCAAATACCTCATCCATAATCAGCAAGTTAGTATTTGTGGAATTTTTGACCCTTGCAACTTCTCTCCATGTGAAAAGAAGTGCTAAGTCAATTCTCATTTTTTCACCTTCACTAAATGAAGAATATGAAAAATCTTCGTGAATTGGAGATTTTACCGATTCATTAAATTCCTCATCAAGATGGAAGTTAATATAAAAATCCATCATTTGCAAATAACGATTAACTTGCTGATTTATGAACGGAAGATACTTTTTAATTATCTTCGTTTTAACGCCATCATCTTTTAAAAGAGAATGGGCAAAGTCGTAATAAACGACTTGTTCTTTTTTAGTTTCTAGTTCTTCAATTGTATTTTGGAGATTTTTTTTGAATTCTGCTAACTTCTCATGTTCAGTATTTCGGTTTGCAAGGTTCTCGGCAATAGTTTGAATTTCATGTTCAAGATCTCGGATTTGTCGCTGATTAAGTGATATCCGAGTATTGTTTTGAGAAATGCCATGCGTTAACTTTGTAATCTCCTTAGATAGGACGGTAAATTGACGCTCTCTTTCTTGTTCGAACTTGATGGTGTTTTCGAGTTCTTCGTAACCTTCTTTGAGTTCCTTTGCCTTATTTTGAGCATCGCTAATTCTATTTAACCGAAACTCTTCCTCAATACTCTGGGTGCAGGTAGGGCATACCGTATTTTCTGTGAAAAACTTATGCTCTTTCGTAATCGCAGATACTTTCTGGGAGATTTTACCTTTAAGATTATTAAGCTTTACTAACTTATCACCGGCACCAATAACCTCTTCTTGCTCCTTTGTGAACTTATGAATTTCCTCTTCGGTCTTGGCATTTTCATCCATATAAATGCCAACTTCATCATCTAACTTGGCAATCTTTTCCTTGTTGGCATTAATATTGGCATGACCACGATTCTCCAACTCATCGATGAAGTTCTGTTGCATTTCAACTTTATCATGCAAAGATTCTTCTTTAAGATTCAGAGTTTTAATGAGACTTTTTTCCTCTTTGATTTTCTCTTTCACTAAAGAATTCATAGTAGAAAAAATACGAATATCCAGAAGATCTTCAATTACCTCTCTACGGTTGGCAGATGACAATTGCATAAAAGGAACAAAAGTACTGCTACCAAGAATTACAATCTGAGTAAAAGATTTATAATTTAATTTTAAAATATTTTCTTCAAGCAGTTTTTGCATTGATCGATCGTCTGCTTCTCTATTAAGAGTTTCTCCATCAACTATAATATCAAAAATATTGGGTTTTATTCCTCTAGAAATTTTATATTCTTTTGAGTTGATCGAAAATTCAATTTCTACAAGACATTCTTTTTCATTGGTTGTATTAACCAACTGAGGTTTATTGATTTTACGAAATGGTTTATTGAAGAGAACAAATGTCAGTGCATCTAAAATTGTAGACTTTCCCGCACCATTTGACCCAATGATTAAATTTGTATTACTAGTTTGAAAATTTACCTCTGTAAAATGCTGTCCAGTAGAAAGAAAATTACGCCAACGAATTTTTTTAAAAATAATCATGCTTTTGGTGGAATAATAATATCATTAGGAGTAACTACAGTGTATTTGTAATTATACATCGTGCAGGTTCTTATGGCCATTTCATCATCAACTTCTACAACTTCCATTTCTTTTTCATACTCAGGATCTTCTTCCAATAGCATAGCATATCTTACTGCATCATCTTCTTCTTCAAAGAAAAATAAAACTTTTTCTCCATACCTGTCAGCAACAGCATATGCTCCATCATCTTTACGATCCTTAAGAGTCAAAAGATACATTTATTCTACCTCATATGCTTCCCTATACAAATTTTGAAAGATTCCTTTAATAACTGTTTTATCCAAATTGATTTCAGAATCATCAATGTATCTATTCAAAATATTAATTGTATTTTCATCATCATCAACATCACAGTTTTCATCATCTCTAATGATTTGAAAGTTTTCTACAATCTTTACTTCCTGTGCCCCAGATTTATATAATTTATCAAGAAACTTGTCAAATTCTTTTGGTCTATTTTTATTTTTTACGACTACCTTGACAATTTTGTTTTGATATTCAGTAGCATTGAAAAGCGATGCAGAATCATCATCATATGTGAGAAGATGAAACATAGTATAAGGATTATCTATCGAAGTATGTTCAAGAGTTTCTGTGTCAAAGATAGTGAATCCTCTCCTATCACCTGCGTCTGACCAGAACATTTCGTATGGATTTCCCAAGTAATAGATCCGTCCATCATCCGATCGAGTGTGGTAGTGGCCCGAGAAGACCTTGGTGAACTTCTTAAATAACTTGCCAGAAAGACCATTCTCCATGACGATTTGTTTATTAACTCTAAATCCTGTGAGTTCAAGGTGCCCCATCGCACAGTTGCAAGTTGTATTTTTAATAAGTTCAAGAGATTGGCATTCATTTTCTTCATTAATCCACGGAACGAATAATATATCTAGACCACCAATGGTGACTTCGGTTGCACTACTGTAAGTTGAAATATTTTTATAATCTTCAAGAAGTAATTCTGGAGAATTTATACTGTTAGTATTTTTATAGTAAGTATCATGATTACCCACCAACATATGAACTTTATACTTACTAAGAGGATCAAACACAACCCTCTTTGCCCATTCTAAACTCTGATAATCAATTGCTTTTCGACTATCAAAGGTATCACCCATATGAATGACAGTAGTAATTCCCTCTTTTTCTAATGTTGGAAAAAATACGTTTTTATAAAACAATTCAAAATAATCATGAAACTGTTTTGATCCTTTTTTAAATCCGTAGTGGGTATCAGAAATAATGGCAACTTTCATCGATTTTGAGAGCGATAACTAATATTATCTTTAATAGTATTATAATCAGATCTATTTCCTGTCAACAAACTATCATCAACCATCATAACTTCAGAAAACTCTGTTCTTTCAATGATCTTTGTTTTAATCTCCAATTGCTTCTTTTCTTTACCAATTCTACGAAGAAAAGCAAAGTGAATTATTTGAGTAAAATATGCAAAAGGATTTTTTGACTTCTCAGGATCAAAGTTATGAATATATTGAACGCAATTCTCAATACCATCAGAAATCATATCCTCTCTAAACATGTAGTTCACAAAGTTTGGTTTATATGAGAGGTGTGTTGCAATCTTTAAAAAACATTCACCAAGATAATTCGTAATCGGAGGTTTTCCAGGCCAATGCTTAGATCTATCCTCTTTCGTAGGTTCTCTACCAAAGTTCTCTATAAAGTGTTTAGATACTCTTGCTCTATAATTTATAAGTTCCTCTAGAAACTCTTTGTTATTAACATAATGCTCAGATTTCTTTTTTGCCATAATCAATACTTTTGTTCAACTTGTCTTGGTAACATTATAGCACA